GGAGTGAGAAAGAGGAAAACCGGGCCCCATGCTCATCCCAATCATGGAAAACCCGGCAGAACGAGTAAGAGCTTGCCGACAAGGCTCGTCCCAATCACATGCCGGCAAGGGTTCTTTCTAGGCGCTCCGCGCTGCATTCGTCTCTTCAGTAGGCGAGCGTGCTGGAGCCTGAGAACACCGATAGAGAAAACTACGAAGTTATCACCACACACGTTGTGATGCTTCCAACCAATTGGCTAGTTAAATCCCGAGGCGAAATACCGAAAGAATCGATATCCAAATCAAGACTATACATGCCTAAATTTGGCTGAACGGGTAGAACTGAAGTAAAAGATACAACATATTCACCCGGCGTTTGCGCTGTGCTTTTCACTTGTATGGGGCTCGTCGTGACAGCGAGAGAACTCGATTGTTGTCCAGTAGGCGTAAACAAACATTCAACCGTGATCTCAGATGAGACTAGGCTGATCGTAAGTTGCGAAGCTGGTTTGCTGACCACAAATCGGACCATTACGTCGACAAATGCAGTAGCATTTCTTGTCAACGGTGCTAAGGTGACGATCATGTGTCTGCTAAACTTAGCGAGTGTCTCTCCAGCAGCAGTTGTATCTACAGTGAGGTATTGATTTGTAGGCAAATTCGCGTAGCTAAAGGTTTTACCCTCCAGCTCCACTACTAATGCTGTTAGCGGTTCCATTGCTGGCACAAATTTTCCCCCCCCGTTTACAAAATTTATTTCTTGACGACGATAAACTTCTACGTTTCCCACCGATGGCTCAGGCGGGGCTAGTTTCCCGGACCAGGATGGTAGAAAACTGCACGCCAGCCACAGTAGACGTCCCAAGTTGGAACGTCACTATCTCCTGTCGGTATTGCTACCAACAGGAACGCGTCGCTGTCTTCTCCGGGGTTGGCTACATTTGTTGCATACATAGACCTGCGCATTAGGCGTTGTTTGGTCTGCCGTTTGCTGGCTGACTGCCACCCTGCCTGTGACACGCTGGGCACATGCTGCATGATCGTTTTCGCGTCGGGGGGGGTAAGATCGGGTTTGAAGTCGAGGCACCATTTCAGATTGGCACTGCCAGTCGTTGGTCCCACTCCTACCACCTCGACCACCACCTCTTCCACGACGTAATCGTTGAACGCCAGTCCCATTTGATCCAGCATATACATTTGACTTTTCCCCGGATTGAACCGAAAGACCGTTGGAGTCGTTGCCGTTTTTCCGCTGATCGTTCCCCAGTACTCCCGATGGGCCATTGCGATGCCGTCTCGAACGGCGGGGCCTTCTGTCGGTTTGAGTCGAGGTATCGGTTGTGTTCGGGATATTGCTTGGTTCACCGTCACCCTGTTCTTCCTCTTGTTGCGCTTGCGCGACATTCGTGGTTGTGTGTTCAGGGGAGGTATTGTCATTTTCTGTTTCTGTGTGCGTTTCCGCGTCATTGCTGATCAAATTAATTTCCATTACGGTAGCCTGGGGAGAGCTTTCCATTTCAGCCTCCATCACAGTCGGTTCTTCTACGAGAGTGGTCTCTTCCAAAATCACTTCAATCGTACGCGGTACTTCGACCGTCTCGTGAGCTGTTTCCACACGTGCTTCACATTCTGTTTGGACTTCTTCCCGTGGAAAGACTTCCTCACCCGACTGGAAACCCGGTGTTTCTTCTGCTTGGAGCCATAATAGACGTGGTGGTACATCGTCTATAGTCATGGCCTTGTCTATCTCCTCCTCAACCTTACGCAATGTGTCACTGTCCAACCCGCTTACGGCACATACTGCTTGTCGGATGTCCTCAGCATTCTCTTGAGGCCAGGCATTTCCATAGCGCATCATTTCGTCCTTGATCATTTTCTCTTCATCGGGTTGTAAATTAGCTGCCATTTTCCGAAAATAGTTGGATATTACAGGGGTTTTTCCATCAGTGACGAGATATCCCGCCGCCCTGTTTACTCTTGCTATATCGATTGGCTGATCACTAAAACTGATGTGCGCTCTTCGAATTGTTCTCCAGAAGTCAGCGAAACTGTCATTGCTCGTCCATGGGTCAACAAAATAGCGACCACAGTAATCTACCGGTGAAAAACGCTTATGCACCAGCAGTTTCACTGTGAGACCCAGAGTTTGCGCGACTTTCTCCATATACTTTTCTACCTGTGGCCTATCCACTCCATCGTCCCCACAATAGAGTCCCATCAACTCCCATGCCTTCTCTGGTGTATGTTCGTTACGTAGGGCCACGTACGAAGTAAATGCATTAATGAGGGTGTTGTGGTCGGATGTGACAGGTGAACCTGACAACCTGGAGCTTCCGCTACTGTATTTGACACCATTTTCGGTCACTGCGCGGCAATTTATCTCAGCGTCAAGCATAGATAACATTTCAGAACGATACTGATCCGCTACCCAACGCTTGCATGCTGCTCTAGCTACGTTACGGTATAGCCAGTAGCTAACCGTTCCATCAAATTTGCTATAGTCTTTGCAGACTAAGCTTTCGTCCGTGG